GGGGTGCGCAGGCGCATTGCCCAGCTTCGTATGGAGTACCCAGCCATCAAGACTGTCCGAGGGCACAACGAAGTGTCTGCCAAAATGTGCCCATGTTTTCAGGTGACGCCATGGCTGAACAGCGCGGAAGCGGAGAAGAAACCAGAGCGGAAACGGATTGCTCAGACCAAGACAATCCAAGCTTCTTCTGTTGCCAAGATGGCATCTGTCGCCACACCCCTTGTTGGGGTAGTCGGTGGGCTGCCGTGGCAAAACCTAGCTATAATGGGGGTTCTAGCAGTAGTGGCGATGGTAGCGCTGGGCGTGATTGATCTTGAGCGACTTAAAAAGTGGGACAAAGGTGACCGCTGATGTTTCTACTGGGCAAGATCAAGGTGTACGCAGCGCTGCTCGGTGCTGCTGCGCTGGCTGTCGTGACTGTTTATTACCGTGGCCGTGCTGACGGTATAACGGAAAAAAAATATGAGATAAAAGATGATCGGCTGGAAAAGCTGCTCAAAGCAAAGGATGTGCAAGATGAAATTCAATCTCTTGACGACGATGATATTGCCACTCGTGCTTCTAAGTGGGTGCGGAGCGACAATAGCGGGTGACACTTACTGCGACATTGCCTCGCCGCTGTACTTTGATAGCCTAAAGACATCGGAGTGGCTCATTGAACATGACCGCAAGTTGCTCACCGGCATCATAATTAACAACGAAGTACATGAGAAGTTATGTCGGTAAAAACGTACCAAGATTGCCGCTGCTACGGACCCGCATTGAGTTTACAGCAAAATGTTGCTACTACAGTAGTACATCCACCACCCGTATTCGGGTTAGATATGTAACGGATACGATATGCCCTTAAAGAAACTGCTATTAAAGTCTGGCGTTAACCGCGAAAACACCCGCTACACAAGCGAAGGTGGCTGGTATGAATGCGACAAGATACGTTTTCGGCAGGGTACACCCGAGAAGATCGGCGGGTGGCAACGTATCTCCAGCACTACGTTCCAAGGCGTGTGTCGTTCTTTGTGGAACTGGGTGACTCTTAACAGTCAAAACCTCATCAGTGTCGGCACGAACCTGAAGTTCTACCTCGAACAGGGTGGGGCGTACAACGACATTACTCCTATACGAGACACAGTCACGCTGACTGACCCGTTCGAGACCACTTCGGGTTCGCCTATCGTGGTTGTCACGGACGCAAACGACGGATTTACAGACGGTGACTTCGTCACGTTCAGTGGCGCTACCGCTGTAGGTGGTATTACGGTAGACGGCGAATATCAGATCACTCTCACCACAACGACCAACGAGTACACGATTGACGTAGGCACGGCTGCTACGGGCACAGCGACGGGTGGGGGAACAGTTACCGCGACGTACCAAATCAACACTGGTGCTGCGTTTGCGATACCTCGAACCGGTTGGGGTGCGTCCTTTTGGGGTTCAGGTACGTGGGGTATCGGGGCTACTTCTACCAACGCTATTCGCTTGTGGAGTCAAGGTAACTTCGGTGAAGACCTTATTTTTTTTCCCCGCGGCGGTCCTATCTATTACTGGGATGCGACGAGTGGTATAGCCGCAAGAGGCGTTGAGCTATCGACTCTGGCCGGTGCGTCCGACGTGCCAACGTCACAGCGAATGATTGAAATATCAGACATTAACCGATTTGTTTTCGCTTTCGGGGCGAACGAGTTTGCAAGTGTTACTGTTAACCCGATGCTGATCCGCTGGTCTGACCAAGGCAGTGCGATTGATTGGACTCCGTCTGTCACGTCGCAGGCAGGGTTTCTCACACTCTCCCGAGGCAGTGAAATCGTCTCCGCAAAACAGTCTCGCCAAGAGGTGCTCGTGTGGACTGATGCTGCCCTGTACGCCCTGCAGTATGTAGGGGCTCCCGTTGTGTGGAGTGCGCAGTTGGTGGGTGAAAACATCTCTATCGCCGGTCAGAACGCTGTAGCTTACGCCAACGGTGTCTCTTACTGGATGGGTAAAGACAAGTTCTACAAGTACGATGGTCGCGTGCAGCCGCTCCGCTGCGACCTGCGCAAGTTTATCTTCGATGATTTTAACGACCAACAGTACGATCAGGTAACCGCAGGTACAAACGAGTCGTATCACGAAGTGTGGTGGTTCTACTGTTCTAACGACGCCACACAGAACGACCGGTACGTTGTGTACAACTACCTTGAAGATGTTTGGTATTACGGCACCATGTCTCGTACTGCATGGCTGGACTCTGGCCTACGGGATAACCCACTGGCCGCTACGTACAGCAACAATCTCGTGAACCACGAACAAGGTGTAGATGACAATGAGACGGCCACTACGCTACCGATTCACGCCTATGTAGCCTCGGCGGAGTTCGACCTCGAAGACGGGCACCAGTTTGCCTTTGTGTGGCGCATCTTGCCTGACATTCGCTTCGACGGTTCTACAGCTGCGGCACCTAGCGCCACTATGACCCTGCTGCCTTTGGCTAACTCAGGTTCGGGGTACAACAGCCCTGCATCGGTCGGTGGCAGTAACAGTCGGGCCGTATCGCGCTCTGCCGTATTACCTATCGAGGCGTTCACTGGGCAGATTTTCACTCGCGTGCGGGGGCGTCAGATGGCTATGAAAGTCGAGTCCACCGGAGAAGGTGTGACGTGGCAGCTGGGCGCACCGAGAATTGATATGCGTCCTGACGGGAGGCGGTAATGGCTAACGAGATACAGAAGCCTATACCCCCTGCGCTTCCCCTACCCACGGAACAGTACAATCGACCCTTTATGGATCAGACGTTCAACGTACTGCGCTTGTTCTTCAACGGACTTACGACCACAGTTAACTCACTGTTGAGCACTGACGACGGCGGTAAAGCCCTCTACATGCCGCGAGGGTTGTTTTACAGCACCGTAGACCAAGCAGCCGCGGCTACCAGTACGGGGTACCCTGTAGGGTTTGAAAACACCTACATCGGCAACGGTGTAAGTATCGCAGGGGCGGACGACACTCGGATTACCGTGTCAGCGGACGGGATATATAACTTCCAAGTTACGTTGACGACCCAGCATACGAACTCATCAGACGTTACGATTTGGACTTGGATTAACAAAGATGGTACTGACGTGCCGTATGGCGCACAGAAACAGACGGTCAAAGGTAACGGCGACAAAGCGATATACTGGAACTTCTCCATAGACCTCACAGCAGGGCAGTATATCGAGATGTATTGGGCGACGAGCGACACCGCACTCAGCCTGCATACCGAAGCAGCTACAGCGCCACATCCGGGAGTTCCGTCAGCTATTGTAGCTGTCTCGTTCGTCAGTAACTTGTAAGCAGTGCGCTCCTGTAGTAAGATATAGGCACCCTTAACAGATAGGTGCAAAATGGACTTCATAGAACTATTCGACGCGGTAGTGCGCGATTGCAAACCGATGCTAGATGATTACGTAAAACCCGAAAACATGGACGTCGAGCTGGCAAACCTCGGGCTAGACAGCTTAGATTACGTCCTAGTCTTTATGACCCTTGGGGACATGCACGGTATCCCAGAGGAGATTGCGGACAGCCCTCCAGAATTAAACACTCTGCAGGACGCAAAAGACTTTATTGACGAGCACAGAGTCAGGACGTTCGATTCAGTAGAAGAAGCTATGAGGTCAATAAAATGATATATCTGACTCACTGCGATACCGCTTACACCGAGACCGCTACCTTAGTGGGCGACATACGATACCCACAACATGCTCACATCATACCGGAGACGTTCCGACGCGCTAAATCGGGGCTCTCATACCCACCGCACAAGCTGCTGGAGAGTGTTGTCACACAAGACGCACGGGATTACGTGCGAGATAACGCCACCTCGGGAAAGACTGCATTCATCTTCGCCGCGGGTAATCAAGGCTGGATGGGTAACAACGGGCGGTACGACAAGAACCCCGAGGCAGAGCTGCACTACAAGGTGAAGGTACCGTTTATCGTGCTGACCAACATATATGCAGGCCGTATAGCCAGTATGTTTGGCCCTGTAGACCACGTGTCTACTGACGCAAGTGCCTGCGCATCTAGTCTCAAAGTGTTGATGGATGTGTACAACCTAGTAACGAACTACGGGTTCACCCGCGTTATTGTGTTGAGCGGTGAGGATGCAGTGAACAACCTCTCGTTGGAGTTCTTTGGTGAGGCCGGTGCTAGTATACAGGCGGAGCAGGACATGAAACCCTCGGCGTTTGACGATGAGAATCAGGGGTTCTATTTAGGACAAGGTGCAGTTTTGTCTGTGTTTGAGACCGACCCTACCAAACAACCACTGGCTAAATTCCTTGGGGCCTACAGCGCAGCGGAAGATAATACTAACCCGCTGGGGCAACGAGAGGACGGCGCTGGGTACAGTAAAGCAATAGAAGGCGCTTTGTGGGTAGCCAAAACCCCTGCAGATAGTGTACAAATGGTCAAAACGCATGGTACTGGCACACCAGTCAACAATGCTGCAGAGAAAACGGCCCTTACACGTACCCTACCTGAGTTTGTGGCAACGTCTTACAAACCACGTATCGGACACACCATGGGGGCCAGCGGATTGTTGGAGACCTCTCTCATGCTTAGAGACATTAAAAACGGCAAACTACCTGCAATTCAGAACCGTACGGTTTCTGATCCTGTCTTCGTGTCTGAAGACACCCCCGTGCGGGGTGACAAGTTCATCAGCCTAGCTGCAGGTATGGGTAACATCTACTCTGCCGCACTCTTTTCGACGGAGGTGTGATATGAACGCGATCAACAGTAAAAAGACTCCACTCCCGGCACCAGAAGTACTCATCCGCTTCGTCGAGGACTTTAACGACACCGAGTACCCCAAAGAAAAAGTGCTGTTAGCTCTAGCTGGAGAGCTAGGTATGCCTGAGACAGATCAAGTGCAGATCGGCAACACAGTGTTTCTCGGGCAGCGTGGCAAGGGTGAGTACAAGAACGTGATGGTCGGGCGTGCGCTTAACATAGACACGGCTCGTAACTTTATGAACAACGGGTTGAAGTACATTGCGTACCTGCAGAGTAAAGGTATTCAGCACTACCGTACTGATTTCAACAACAAGGAATACCTGACAGCGTTTCAGTTCTGGTTCAACCAGAGTCAAGGGACTGACACAGAGATCGGTGTCGACGCTTTGCCGGACGGAACTTACCGCGCACAGATATTCATCGGGGAAGAATCCCTACAAAGGTTTTGGAGTGTGTAGATGCCAGTCCTAGTCCCCTTATTGCTTGGTGCAGGCGCAGGCGCACTCGCGGTTACAGCGGGAGCAACAGTCGCTACCGCTGCCGTTGTAGGCGTAGGCGCAGCAGTCATATCTAAAAAGACAGGTCTCTCGGACGCGGTTTACGAGGTGATTGTTGAACCTGTCGGCAAGCTGATAAAGAAGGTAGTTGGGTCCGACCTCGGCAATGCGGTGCTCAAGGTAGCGGCGGTAGCCACCCTTAACACGTGGGCAATACCTCTAATCGACGGCGCTAAAGTAGCCGCTAACGGTGGTAATGTAGGCGATGTGCTAAAAGCCGCGGCCATATCCTATGTTGGGCAGACTGTCGGAGACGTAACCGGTAAATTTGTAACGAGCGCTCTCGTCGACGCAGGTGCTTCTGACTTCATAATAAAAACAGTCGCATCGGGGGCAAAAAGTGCAACCAGAGCAATGGTGTACGGTCAAGACCCACTCAAGGCGTTTGCTCAAGGCGGTCTTACAGCTGCGGTGTCCGCCGGGTTGGGTGAAGTCGACACTAAACTACGAGAAACCTACGGCAAATCGTTTGAGAGCCTAGACGCCAAAGTAAAACAATCCGTATTTTCGGGACTTAAAACCGAACTTAGTGGGGGAGATTTAACCTCCGGTCAGGTTGGCGACATTATTGCCAAGTACACTGGTGCTTCAACTGTAGTTAATGAGTTCCTAAAAGATAACGTGGGACTTACCGCGGAGGCCGCGGAGGTACTTACTCGTGCCGTTACTGACGGCGTATCAACTGCCATTGCCGGTGGTTCCGGCCTCGATGCCTTTAGTGGTAGTTTGAGTGCCGCGGGCGCTGCAGCCCTAAAGAAAATTATAGACAAACCAGTATACAAAGCGATTGACAAAGTCACTGGAGCGTACCGCAAGACGGAAAAGGCGGCTGATGCCCTGACCGCACAGTCGGAAAAAGCCGCCAAAACGGCTGAGGCCAGGAACGGGCAGGTGGATAAAGCGAACAGTGCCGTTAAGTCTTATAACGCCCTTCAAGGAGAGCTGGCACGTAAACTACGATACCAAGACCGTTTAGAGTCCGAATACGATGCGGCGTTAAAGAAATACAACGGCAACAAGACGCAGGCTAACGCTAATGCAGTGACCGCGGCCATTAACGCCTTCAACAAGTATTCAACGATCCTCAAGACAGACTATGACGATAACTACAAAGACCAGATGGCGGGGTACAAAAAAACTGCTAACACCGCAAATGCTAGGGCGGCTAAGTTGAAGGCCACCTTAGACACGCAAAACGCTGGGGTTACAAAACTACAGTCAGTTTATGACGACGCACTGAAGTGGGTGGTTACGGAGACAGATAACCTAGACGGGGCGCTAAAGCCAAAGCTGGTCGAGGTGAACAAAGCTGTAGCTCTCACACTGCGCCCTAATATCGACGAAGACGCGTACCGTGAGATGAACGGTCTCGAAGCAGGGGTCGATGTATACGAGCACTTCTTGCAGCAGGGGCAGCAGTTACCCACTGATTTTGACGGCACAAAACAACTGTTGGCCTCAAGCCATGGCGACCTCATTCGGCAGGTTCTAGCCACAGAAGGCATGAACGTCTCCAGTATGGAGCCTGAATCGTTGCGTGCAGTCGCTGCACATGTGGTCAACAATGTTAAAAACATAAAGGACATAACGGGCCTAGATTTCGGCAGTTTTGCCCGTGAAGCCCTTACAAAAGCCCGAGACGCTACTCCAAAAGGGGGCGTGCTCCCTACAGGATTCTCTCGTGAAGACGGCGTGCGCGATTCTGATATTGCAAACGGTTCAGCCTCACTAGGTGTCACTTCCACTGGCGAAATGCAGTGGCAAAACACTGCGAAAGTGTACGACAGGCTTACCGGCAGTGGTTCGGGTAGCTATACAATAGAAGACGTAGAGAAGTCTCTGGCCGCGCAGGTGGGCGCTGGAGTCTCAGTTAAGTTTACAGGTACACCGCCTACGCTCGTTGATATGATTAACACAGCGATGGAGGGGGATTTTGGGACGTTATCTACTTCTGCACTCGGGACTATCGCGTCACTAAACGACAAAGCTGGTCAGCTGTTAGATACGTACGTAATTGCCCCGATTTACGAAGACGCTAAAAACGTGTATAACGGCTTGAACGTGCTA